GGCGGCATAAGGAGGAGAAACCACATGCAAGAAGAACAGAAAGAAACCGCAGCGGGCTCCCCGGTTGCCTCATTCCAGACGCGGCGGGACAAACCGATCGAGGTAATGAGCCTGCAGGAGAAATTCATCGAACTGCGGCGCCAGATCCCGAGAATTGAAAAGGGCCAGCATAGTGAGGAGGTTCCCTATAAGTTTGCAAAGATTGACGACGTCTGGCGAGCTATCACTCCCACGATGAATGAGCTCGGCGTCAACTTCGACATTATTCAGGAGGAAAACGCTCAGATTAAAACCATGAACACGCAGCACGGCGGCCTCATGTTCCTTTATGAGTCCGATCTGACAATGCGCTGGACCAATGCAGACAACGAGGACGACACCGACGAGGCCCAGACTCATGCAATCGCATGGAACGACGATCCGGCCAAAGCTAAAGGCAGCGCGTGGACCTATGCAATAAAATATTATCTTTTTGAAAAATTCAGCATTGACATGGGCGAGACCGATCCAGACATGAAAGGCAAGCCAAGCGCTCAAACAGCCTCACAGCCGGTCAGAAATGCCGCAGGCAACCAACAGAGCCAACCGAACAATAAAACCGCTCAGAGCGGCCAGAACGGAGCCGAGAAGAAGCTCACAGCGGCCCAGCTCGACAGAATGTACCGGAAAGCTCAGGACGCCGGGCTCTCCAAAGAGCAGACAGACGGCAGGATCAATTATTTATACAGCAAGAAACCGGCCGACATGACTCGGGCAGAGTATGACGACATTTGCAAGCGCATGGACGACACGGCCAAAGAGCTGAGGAATGGAGGAAACAGACAGTGAACAAAGTCATTTTAATGGGGAGGCTCACCAGAGATCCCGAAGTACGATACACGCAAGGCAATGAGCCTATGGCGATAGCCCGCTACACTCTCGCCGTGGACCGCAGAGGCAGAAAAGACGGAGGCGAAGCAACTGCCGACTTTATCCAGTGCGTTGCCTTCAGGAACAACGCCGAATTTGCTGAGAAGTACCTGAGACAAGGCACAAAGATTGCAATAACTGGCCGGATCCAGACGGGAAGCTACAACGACCGCGAGGGCCGCAAGGTATACACTACCGAGGTTGTTGTGGAGGAGGCCGAGTTTGCGGAAAGCAAGAATAAAAACGGCAACCAGCAGGAGCCTCCAACAGGTCCTGCAAGTGGCGACGGTTTTATGAATATACCGGAGGGCGCAGACGATCAACTCCCTTTTAATTGATTTTCGCCCTACCGGTCAACCGGTGGACGACCACCGGACGACCGACAAACGACCAAAACAGAAAGACACGCCAAGAAAAAGGACGACCAAAAAAGGAAGGAGGAAACGCCGTGGCATGGTTGAAAATTTATCAATCAATTAGACAGCATAGAAAAATTTTAGACGCAGCCGACGCTCTCGAAATAGCTCCACCCTACATGATCGGGCTCCTGACTTCGTTCTGGCTCTGGGCTCTCGATAATGCCCCGGACGGCAATATCTCGGAGATAAGCGCGCGAAATATAGCCCGCGCAGCACAGTGGGACGGAGACGCCGACGAACTGCTGCAAGCCTTTATTTCTGCGGGTTTGCTGGATCAGGGCGACGAGGATCCTGCTACTCTCACAATCCACGACTGGGAGGAATATGCAGGCACTCTGATCCAGCAGCGTGAAGCTGAAAAGGAACGCTCCAGACGCCGCCGAGCGGCTGCTAAAAAGACCGAAGGACGACCGCCGGACGACCAACAAACAACCGCTGGCAGAGTAGACAAGACTAGAGTAGATAAGACTAGAGATATAAAGGATCCTTTAAGTGTTCCTCCAGAGCACGAAGCAGCGGCACCTGCTAAATCAGATCCGACTCCGTATGTGAAAATCATGCAGTTATACAACGAGATTTGCGTCAGCTTCTCGAAGATCCAGAAGATTGACGGAGCCAGACGCAAGGCGGTGGCCGCAAGATTTAAGACCTACCCGAATATTGAGACATTCGAGACGCTATTCAGAAAAACCGAGGCAAGCAGCTTTATGAAAGGCAAAAACGATCGCAACTGGCGGGCTGACTTCGACTGGATAATGAAACCGACAAACATGTGCAAAGTGCTGGAAGGCAAATATGACGACAAAGGAGGCCCGGACAATGGCAACGAACCACCAAGCGGATCCCGCTACAAGCTCACCGGCTTCACAGCAGCCGAGTGACGGCTGGTTTTACAGCAACGAGGAAAGAGACTGGCCGGAACCACCACCGGAGCCGGTGCCGTGTGAATATTGCGGAAAGCTCCGGTATCACAGAGGCAAAGAACTCAGCAACATGGGCGACCGGATCTTCTGGATTCCCACCGCTATTCCTTGCAACTGCCCGGGAGCAGTCGAGGCTAGAGAAAAGGAACAGCTCGAACGGGAGCAGGAAGAAAAACGGAAAGCCGAGGACGAAATCAGACGCCGGGTGTCGCGTCTCAGATGTGACTCAGGAATGAGGGGCCGCTTTTTAGAGCGAACCTTCAGCAACTACCTCACCCCAGACGAGAGAACGGCCAAAGCGAAAGAAACGGCCATGCGATACGCCCAGAATTTTGACAATATGGGCCAGAAGAAAAACGGACTTTTTATACTGGGCGACATAGGCGTCGGAAAGACTCACCTCGCTGCTGCTATCGCCAACGACCTGATCCAGAGAGGCCGGCCGGTTATTTGCATGACAATGATCGACATGCTGGCAAGGATCAAGGCTACATACGACAAGCGCGAAATCTCAGAGGGCGAGATCCTGAGAGTTTACGAAACGGTCCCGCTCCTCATTATCGACGATATGGGGAAAGAGCCGCCGACAGACTGGGGCGTCTCGAAGATCTACACGATCATAAACGCCCGCTACGAAGGCTACAAGCCAACGATTGTAACAAGTAACTACACAGACACCGAGCTGGAGAAACGCCTCACTCCTCAGAATGGGGACGACATGACAGCGAGGGCCACTGTGGACCGACTGCGAGAAATGTGCGAGGCTCTCGTCATGGAGGGCCAGAGCTGGCGCAGCAGATAAGGAGGCAGACAATGAGTGCAACAAACAGAGGAAGCACCAGAAAGCCGCACGACTTCTACCCTACACCGATCCCGACGATCGAGACATTTCTCGACGTTTTCCCTCTGAGGGGGGTGGTCGAGGTGCTGGAACCGGGAGCAGGTAGCGGCAACATAATCAAGACACTACAAAAATACGGCAATTTTTCGATCGACGCGGTGGAGATCAGACCAGAGGAGGCACAACACCTGCAGGATCTCGGCGTCAATGTGATTATTGACGACTTCCTGAGCATGGACCTCGGGAAAAAATACGATCTTATCATCGGCAACCCGCCATTTAATCAGGCGATCGAATTTGTTGAGAAATGTCTCGGGCTGCTTAAACCGGGCGGCAGGCTCATTTTCCTGCTCCGCACCGCGTTCATGGAAAGCGACCAGCGTTTTGAGTTCTGGCAGCAGGAAGATCACCGGCTCGCCGGACTCTACACCCTACATAAGCGCCCGAGCTTTACCGGACACGGAACGGACGCCACGAGTTACTCGTGGTTCGTATGGCAGCCCGGCAGCAGTCGCCAGACAATAAAAATTATTTAAGGGAGGGCACTGAATGAAATTAGCCTATATTTGCTCACCGTGCCGCGGTGACTATGAGAAAAACATCATCAAGGCGCAGGAATACTGCCGCGAGGCAATGAATGACGGCCTGCTGCCACTCGCCCCACATGTGTATTTTACGCAGTTTGTGGACGACTCCAACCCAGAAGAAAGAAAGCTCGGCCTGCGTTGCGGGCTCCAACTCCTCAGATATTGCCAACTTATCAGAGTTTACGGCTGCGAGGTATCTGCTGGAATGTATGACGAGATCCAGCTCGCCGGAGTGCTCGACATTGAGATCCAAGTTTTCGGCCCGCCGGAATTTATCGAGAACGTGTTGGAAATCTACAATCATGCAGCAGTAACACAGCGCAGACCTCTGAGAAAACTCGCCGCCTCTGCCGCTGCTGCATACGCCGATCAGCCTGCTGCCGCTCCACTACTTGCGGAGGCTGACAAGAGTCTCAGAGAGGTTACTGCGGTTCATATCAACATAGATCCGACGGAGGCCTCAGAACTCGGCGAAATGATTGCGAACAGCCTGAGAAATGGCAGCTCAATGTTGAGAGGGGGTGCGTGATATGAGTAACGGACGAAATTCAGAGGGCTACCCGGATCCTACACCATGCGAAGCCGAGAGAAATATCGAGTATGAGCGCCGGCAGCAGGGCCGCCGTGCTAAATACGCCGGGGAACGCTTCGAGAATATGATCTCCGCAGCGTGCAACTACTACCGCTCCCAGAATATTGCGGACATTGAGAAAACGCCGGAGCCTATGCGACCTCTGAAACCATACGGAGATCGCAGACGCGGCCAATATGTCGCGGTTTTCACCAAGAAAGCCCAGAACGACTACAAGGGAATACTCAACGGTGGCCGGTGCATTGCCTTCGAGGCCAAACATACAGACGCCGACAAGATCGAAGCCTCTGCCGTGAGCGATCGGCAGGCTGAACTGCTGGAGAACTACGAGAAAATGGGCGCGAGCTGCTTCGTGCTCGTGAGCTTTAAGTTTGAGCAGTTCTACCGCATACCGTGGAGCGTCTGGCGAGATATGAAGGACATATACGGCCACAAGCACTTGAAACGCAGCGAGATCCAAGACTATGAGATCGGCCTCAATCATCTGGGTACGCTGGAATTTTTGAAAAAGACAAAGGGAGGAACGCACAATGCTGACACGCGCGCTTAATGATTTAAAAAACCCAAAAAGTAAAACCGGATCGCTCCAGATTATTGCGACATTCACCGGGGCAACCGGATCAATGGGATTTATCACCGGCCAGCGTTACGAACTGATCGTGAGATATATCCGCAGCCGCGGACGCTTCGAGGTAAAAACCAGAGACGGCCAGCTCTTTTGCCCTTATCAGAGCACGGAGGCTTTCACGAAGAACTGGAGCGCCTCAGCTATCCAGAAAGGAGCCTAGATGATCGAGAACTACACCAGACTATCTTCGAGAATGTTCACGGCAACGGTGGTCGGAAAGGATAAGAACGGGAGAAAAATCACAGAAGGCAGGGAAACGTACAAAACGCCAAGCGGAGTATATGAGATCAAGGACTGGGCTCGGCTCGTTGAAAAAGCAGCCGAAGCCGACGGCCTGCTCCCGCTGCTGGAACAAATAAAACGGCATGTGAAAGAATACGCATGGATGAAAAACGCCAGCGACATAAATGTGCTGATTTTAGCGGCTGAGTGCCTGACTGGGCGCGCCTATGAGCACTGGGAAGGCTTTGCTATTCCAATGAATACGCAGGCAGACGAAACGGGACAATTAACATTTTGTTTTTAGAAAGGAGTCCAAATGAAAGCAATAACAATATGGCAGCCGTGGGCCGAATTTATAGCCGCCGGCGTAAAACATAACGAGACAAGAAGCTGGGCCACAAAATACAGAGGACCGATTGCGATCCATGCAGCAGTCAAGCCAATACGCCAAGTCGTACCGCTTCTGTCAGAAAAAGCCTTCGGGCTCATGGTTGAGAAGCTGGAAAAAGCAAGCATGGCAAACGGTGAGCTCCTGACATATTTCAATTACGGAGAAATAATTGCAACGGCTGAGCTTGTGGCGTGCCACCTCATAACGGAAGAATACCTCTCTACTCTGCCTGACACCGAAAAGGCTCTCGGAGATTATTCTCTCGGCCGTTACGCATGGGAGCTGAGAAACATCAAAGAACTGCCGAAGCCCATAAAAGCCAAAGGCCAGCAGGGGCTCTGGAACTGGGAGGCATAACATGAACATAACAATAAAACCGTGGAAACCCGGAGACGGCGGGCTTATATGCCTTCCGCTCCGCTCCAATATACCAGACGCAAGCAAGCACCCAGACTGGCGCCTCGTCACATGCCCGAGCTGCGGCCGGGAGTGCTGGGAGCCAGAGCTTGCGCGTCAAGTAAAGGCAGCGGGAGCCGCTGGAGTTTGTACCGAGTGCGCTCTCAGGGCCGCAAACACACCGGGAGGAGGTGAAAAGAAGAAATGACCGCAGCAGAAATCACGTTCGGCGCCGTCGTGTGTGCATTATGGGCCGTTTTCCTGATTTTGTCAGCAATCGGAACCGTAGTAACCCACAAAGACGCCAAAAAGAAAGCCGCAGAGCTCCACATGGTAGCTTATGCGACCTATCAGCTCAGCCTTCGCATTGACGAGCTGAACAATTCCAAGACCAAGAAGGAGGATCCAGAAAATGAAGAAAACAAGCGTACAGAGTAACATCAACCTCGAAACTCTCGCCGGCGGTGCTTTTGCTGAAAAGCTCAACGAGGCACTCATGCAGGTGGCCGAGAACATTCAGAACCCGAACACAGAGGCAACCACCAAGAGACAGATCCAGATCACGCTCAAATTTGCACCGAACAAAACGAGACAGCTCGTAAGCACCCAGATAGCTGTCACGACCAAGCTCGCAGCAACCGAAGCAATCGATACTCAAATGATTATGGGCATAAATATGAGAACCGGCCAGATCGAGATCGCAGAATATGACGGCCAGATCCGCGGCCAAATGTCATTTAACGATCTGCAGGCTCAGGAACAGCCAGCAGAACCGGCTCAGGCTACCACTCCCGCTGCTAATGAGACACAGCCGGCAGCAGGCGCCGAAGAACAGCAGCCAGCACCTACCGGCAAGCCTCTGGACCTGAAAAACAGAAATAAAAAGCCAGCAGAGGTTCCGACCGATCAGGAGCAGGAAAAGGCAGAGGCGGCAGCAGGCGAACTCGTACCGGGCAGAGACTTCGATCCTGAGACGGGCGAGGTATTTGAGAACGGTCGCCCACCGGTCGACCAACCAACAACCACAGAACAGCCGAAAAGCAACCAGCACAAAGTCATTACAATGGGCCCAAAGGCCGTAAACGCATAAGGAGGACGAAACAATGGAAGGAATAAAG